TTTTCATGCCAGACTTCATCTTCATAGCCATAACACACCTCCTGTTACAATGTGATATTACCTACGGTATAATAACCATTGGAGGTACACATGTTAAACCATGTTACATTAATTGGCCGTCTTGTTGCAGATCCTGAGCACAAGCAATCAAGCAATGGTAAAGGATTATGCACAATCCGTATTGCAGTTGATCGCAAGGGGCGAGAGAAGGAGACGGACTTTTTCAGCTGTACAGCATTTGGGCAAACCGCTGATGCGCTTAGTACATATGCGCAAAAAGGTAGGCTTATTGCTATTACTGGGAAGATTCAAATTGACAACTACACTGATAAAGATGGTGTAAAGCGCCAAGGGCTTAAAGTGTTAATTGATCAGTGGACACTGCTTGATTCACGCAAAGAGCAAGAAGGACAAGTTAGTTCTCCGCCAAATCCTCGTCCAGCGGGTAAGTTGGAAGTAGATGATATTGACGATCCGTTTGCGGATTAGTCTAGCAAATTCAATTCCATCGCTTTGCCAAGAGCTGCATATCTAGCACGTGGTCCTGAAACACCTAGCTTTGCGTAAATGCACTCAAAGTAAAAATGAATAGTTCGCAATCCAAGGTTAAGCTCAAGTGCTATAGCCTTGGATGTTTTTTTATCTGCGACTAACTTTAAAACTTGTTTTTCGCGACTTGACAACGTAATCATAGTATGTTTATTGTACCGCAGGTAATGCATATTGAATTGCGTTCAGTGTATGATGCGGTGAGGTATACCACATGGGCGTTGTCAAGAAGTATCAGAATCCTGCAGGAGGCCTAAATGCTGCTGGACGTGCGCATTTTAAACGCACTACAGGAGCAAATCTAAAACCACCTGCTCCTACTCCAAAGACACCAGCCGATGCTGCGCGACGTAAATCTTTCTGTGCTCGCATGGAAGGGATGAAGCGAGTTAATACTTCTGCAAAAACAGCAAATGATCCTAATTCGCGAATAAATAAATCATTGCGAGCGTGGAATTGCAAATAAGAGGTAGGTAGGTGTAATTATGGCAGATCGTAAATTTAACCAAAAACGCGAAGATGCAAGCAACGCTCGTGATAAAGGCAAGGTTACTCGTGCAGTAGGAACTACGCGTGGACCCGGCATGAACTCTCAGCCTCCGTCAATGGGATTAGGACGATCTACTATTTCAAATGCTAGTTTTGAACGATACCCAGTTCTTCCGGGCAATAGAATAAGCGAGTTTGACGGTAATGAATGGCATGTTCCAGAAGGGCAGCATGACGACATTAAAGCATTGCGAGAAAAATATGGAAAAAAAAGTGACTACTATGCACAGCCAAGGGTCTCAAAACCAATTGGAGGAAGCGCTATCTCTAACAGTGGTTTTAATGCACCAAGGGGTGAAGGACGTATTGTTAAACCTAAAATAGAAAGAAGATATTCTATAAGTTATGTTAATCCCGGCGTAAATTCTAAATTTGCTCCCGGCACTAGTCAAATGCTTGTTGGTGATGCCCAAGCTTTAGATAAGAATGTACGACCAGTTGTTATTGGTAATCGCACAGCTGGCCCAACGTCCGCAAAACAAATTGGACAAGATTTGCGATATAAGCGGCAAGTTGACAATGCTATTTTAACTGAACAGCGTTTGGGGCCATTAAATGCAAAAGATAAACAAACAGCAGCTCATTTAAGGGCTAGTGCTAAAAGTAGCCTTGTTGATTCATATAATCAAGCTGACGATTATGTAAATGCATATCAAGCAAAACAAGCAGGACGAATGCGAGACATGATGGCATCGCGCAGGCCAAAACCTGAAGTGCCAACAGGAATGCGAACTGTAAATAGCCGAGGTGAGACTGCAGCATCCGCCGCTTCCAATATGGCTAAATATCAGAGATCTCGTGACGGCATTGCGGACGAAAGAGAAATGCAGCGTGTGCATGCAGGTCTGACGGGCGGCCTTATATTTTCACCATTACTTGCTGCAGCTAACGCATTAAATGACGATCGTGCACAGCGCACATATGAGGACAATGTTAAACGACGGCGTGATGATGCATCTGATATGGGGCCAGTTAAAGGTCGCGCACTAGAACGAAAAAATCAATTTGAGGGTGGCCGACCTAAAACTACAGCTGAACTAAACCAAGAAAAGGATGTTGCCACTATGAAGAAGAATGGCACGACTCTTACTAAGGCATTGGTTAAGGATGCAAAGAAATGATGGGTCGTATGAACAAGCACATCAACTCTTTATCAATGCGCACATTAATGCGGGTTGAAAAAAAAGAGCATGGTATGAAAAACATGCCAACTAAAAAAAGCCTTCCATCAATGGAAATGAAAGAGCATGGATTGTCATCAAAACCATCTATGTCGCAAATAATGCAGATGGAGCGCAAAGAACATCTAAAAGGTGGCAAGGTTGTAATTGGTAAAGGTGCTAAAGGTAAATAAACATGGCTATGACTCCATTAACGCGAGCGTTGTTCGCTGATGAATCTGCTACAGGACCCGATGGCGGTGCAACGCCATCGCCTATGAGGAAAATATCTCCGACGGATCCTATGGCAGCTCATGTACGGAGATTTTTTAGGACTAACCCGCAAGCTTCAAATGAGGCTATTGCGGGTGTCTTTAAAAAAGAATATGGCCTAACGGAAGATATTGACCCAGCGTCTATTGCTGCTTTACGTGGACGTGAAAGCAAACGTCGTGAAATTGGATCAACACCTCTTGGGCAACGACAACAAGCAACCGATGTAGCAGAATCAGCACGGCAAGCTACAAACTCAAGCACTGTCGGTAATGTAGTTCAGCCACCAATTCCAGTTAGCACTTCCGGTAAATCAGGTGCAACGCCGCAACCACGCGTATCTTTACAAACTCCAAACGCAGCACGATTTGGTAGCACAGATGAATTTTTACGAGATTACACTAGGCGCATTATGTCAGGAGAAACAGATGCCCCTGTAATGCCTGATCCAGTTACTGGCAAAGACATGCCAATAACAAGCTCGTTAGATGTAAGAACGGCACGTAACGAAACAGCAAAACAACTTGCGATATTTAAAGCATTAAAGAAAATGTACAATCGTGGGTCAAAAGATACTACGGAGCCGGGAGATGTAAACTCTGCACCTACATTAGCCAAACGGCAACAGATACTTGGAGCCAAGCCTGAAGGAACAATGATTCCAAAGGCACCAGTTACAAAAGCAGGTAGTTCTGTTGAAGGTTCTACAATTACTACAAATACTGTAGTTCCTAGATCAGTAGTGATGTTTACAAAAGACGCTATTCCTAGTGCCAGAGTAGCCCCTGTTGTATTACAGCAAATCACAGAACGTTATGCAGGTGTAGGTAATAACACCGCTAAGTTTATAAGCGGTTATCGTGATTTTGCGCAATCGCGTCCGAACGAAGTTGACCCAACACTCGTAAAGATGATTAGCTTGTATGACGCCAATAAAGGTGTACCGCAAGCACAGCAAGCATTAGATAAGTTGATTAAATCGTACGTATCTGCATTACATGTGCGTTCTAATGCTTCTAAATTAGGATTAGACAACAGTGATGTTGAGCGATTGCGTAAAACTTGGGCTGGCACTGCAAACTCTGTTATGAGGGTTTTAGCGGATAATCCACGTGGGTCTGTAACTGCTGCTCGTAAGTTAGATGAAATGTTCTCCCGTGGAGAATTTGGCGCGTATGCTCGCGGATATTCAAAAGCAGCATTTCAAAGTTATTTAGATGACTTTGAAAATGGTCTATCTGAAATGGACCCTCGTGCTCACAATTGGGGTGAAAAAACTGTTGCAACTAGAACGAGTGCGGATGCAACAGCTCAAGAATTAATTCGCCACGGCACAGAGATTGCTCGTCAAAAATTAGGCAAACAGTTTACAGGAACAGATGAAGCGGGCAATTTAAAGCACCCAGAATTACGTGTTAAAGTAGATGCTGTTAGTAATTTAATGCAAGCTATTTTGGTAAATCCAAATACTACACTTGCTAAAAAGATGCGTACAGACGTTGCGGAAAACATGGAACGCACTGGCGTAAATGCAGCGTTGCAAAATCCTACAACTGCAAAAGCAATGGCTGCAGCTTTAGCAAAACGTAGCGGTAATCCTAATACAACTCAACTTATTGATCCTGCTACAGGCAAGCAAATATTTGATGCTGGATTCTTAAAACTTGCTGCTGAATCTGGAATTGATAAATCTATCATTGGAAGCACAAAGCTTTTATGGGATGGATTTGGCAGTGCAATTATCAATGCAGATCCACGCACATCAGCGCAGGTTGCTCAGCGCGTAAATGCTGCTGCAGCAGAAGTTTCTAAGGGATCAAAAACCGATTGGAATAAAGTTAGTGCATTATTGCGCGACTATATTACTCCAGAGCAAACAAAGTTAATGTTCCCTCAGATGACGATGGCTAAACCATCTAAGAAGGGATCCGACTTTAATCCGGAAGCGCATCAAGCTACATATTTTAAAAATGCATTTGCTAAAGCTACTGGATTAAAAATTACTGAATCAGGGGATTTAGCTGGAGACACTGGTCGCATGGGCGATTTGATTCTTACTGAAATCAAAGCCAATGATCCAAAGTTGTACGCCGAAATGGTGCGTCGTGCCAATCTAAACCGTGGTGTTAATTTAGACCCAACACAAAGTGTAAATACACGGCGTAAGGATGTGTTTGATGTAGCTCCGGGTGGAGGTAAAAAACCGGGAACAACAAATGTGTCTACGCCTGTTGCGGGGTTTAATCCTAAAGCAAAAGTTAATGGCGTTCATGTTTGGAATGCGTTGTTAAATCCAACCTATCAAGTTGACGATTGGGAATACAATCCGCAAAAGCAAACGTACGATAAAAAAACTACAACTATTAGTCCTGAGCATAGTTCAACTGGACGCACAGGTTTAAACTTATTCCAGCAAGCAATGGAAGCAAGTCCTACAATGCGCAACTTTATGGGTGGCGCAAAGATAGGAGAAACCAAAGTTGCTCCAGTTGGAGTTATTGGTGCATCTAACACGCAGAAACTAGAAGGTGCAAAAAAGCTTACAGGCGTAAAACCAATAGATGCAGAAGTGTATTCGCCAGCCAAAATTAATTTAATGGTGCAACTTAGCGAATCACTTGGCGTAAGCCCACTAATGTTCCGAGGATTACAACCTAATCCTGATGGAACAATGGCTGAAAAGAAATTAGCAGCCATTATGGCTAACCCGACTACAAGGAAACAATACGAAACATTAGCAGAACTTGAGAAGGGTCTGGTTGGAATTTTCCAAAAAGTTGACGCTAATAAAGGACTAGGTTTACCAGAGGCAAGTCAAAAGAAGACTGGTACAGGCAAAACTGCAGCAGCAATTACCAAGGTTATTGCATCAATTGAAAACACCGACCTGTCAGACTTTGGTGATGATGTTAATAAAGCTCGCGCCGCAAAAATGCGAAGTATTGAATACTTACGTGGGTTTGCTAAAGGTGTAGGACAGGAAAGTGCGGGTTCTGCAAGCGGGGCGTCAAATGTTGTAAGTTGGATATTGCGAAATAGAAACAACTTTCAGAATTTTGCAGCCCTTGCGCCAAGTAGCGTTCCCGGAAAAATTATTCGTCCTAATAATATGTCGGATGCTGATGTCTATCGTTTTGGACGTCAGATAGAAGATGTTATTAAGCGTAGTGGTAATGAACAACTTATTAGTAAGTGGGTTGATAAATATGAACCGGGCAGAAGAGCCTTACGTATCCTGTCTGGCGTCAACAGCACTGCTGAAGTAGCTGCTATTGTTCGTGACCTTAATAGAGCTGCCAAACAGTTCGGTGCTAGTGAAGCTAGTGCTATGGGTGGATCTACGGTTAAAACTCCACAAGGTGGACCACGTGGTTTAACGCAAGTAGAAAAAGCAGCAGAGACAGGTCGTTACGCTGGAGTGCAGCGCCCAGAACTTGGAACTGTAGGGCCTACAAGTGCTGGTCACCGAGCACCCGGACCACCAACTGGAGCTAATTATCAGTATCAACCATTTATGGGAGAGAATAGTCCAGAGTCATGGATGCGTAAATGGAAAGCATTTGCCAATAATGCATTTAAGCCGGGAACGGAATCGTACAACCTTGCAATGCAGATGGGCACTAAGCTTGCAAGTAACTATTCACTTGAGCAGATTCTTAGTCCTGTTCCTACAGGAGGCGCACAAGCTAAGCGATCTGAAGGCGCTGTTGGATTTACTCCTTCACAAGAAACAAGAGCTAAGCAACTCATTATCAATAGGGCAAAAGAAGCTGGCATTCTTGTGCAAGCACGATCCAATAATCGTATGCCAATGCCTGTAGATGAAGTGCCAACAGCTCGCGGTAGGAGTATTGGAGTAACGTCTGACATGCTTCCTGCGAAAGGCAAGTCAGGCGGAGCAGGAAGACCAATGCTCGGCATAGGAGCTGGCGCAATTGTAAAGGGATTCAAAGACATATATGAATCTAGGACAGGTAACAAGTAATGCCACAAGATAAACAACCAAGGTTGCCGGGTTCACGATCCATCATGGGTGGTGCTCCCGGCCCTATGACGGGTATGAAAGTGCGACCTTATTTTCAAGCAGGATATCCGGTCAATGCTGCTGGGCGCATGATAAATGCGCTTGGCAATCCAGACCCAGCCGTTGCAAAAGAAATGGCTACTGTTGAGCTGCTAAAATTACTTGGCAATGCTGGACAAGATGTTGCATCGGCATATATTGGTCCTGCATCGTGGATACCAAACCTTGCAATGGACTCTGGAGCATCGGCGTTTGATCCACAGATTACCAAACAGTTACAACGCGCAAATCGAGCATTTGGATTATCAAGTAAATTAGGGATGGATAAAGTTGTTGATGATCCAAAATCACGACGTGATTTTGTAAATGCCGCATCAGCTGAATTACCTGCATGGACTGGAAGTAAGGGGCCAATTATTAATCAATTAATGAGTTTATTTAACACGCCATCTGAAATGATAAACAGCATAGTTGATTCACATCTTGTCTACCCAAATGCGTCTGATAAATTTAGAGAAACATATAATCAAGACGTGGGGCATCCGTGGCGTAATTTTGTTGCAATTGACGAGTCAGATAAACGTCAACGGGAGGCGTCGGACATGGGTCCGGTTAAAGGACGAGTACTAACTGACAAAAACCGCAGGTCAAGTCCAGTATCTATTCATTACACTCGTGCAGATATGCAAGGTGGCGGATCTGGTGTACCATCTAGAGTAAGTAAATATCCTCAGTTTAGGAGTGGCCGTATACCAAGTGAGTAATCAATGTAAAGCCTCTGTAAAGAGGAAGGACGGTGTTAGGCAGTGTCAACAACTAGCCGTTCAAGGGACTCCGTTTTGCGGATTACACAACAAAAAAAGCAAAGAAGTTGCTGAAAGCCCTTTGTTTAAAACTGGTATTTACAGTGAATTTAAACAACGGTTTTCTGGTGTAGCGCCTAAGCTTTTAAAGCGCATTAGCGAATTACGGGAAGACCCAGATCTCTGGTCATTAAAAGATGATGCAGCGTACGTTACTGCATTAATGGACTTGCGGTCTGAGGCAGTAGATGAAGGTGTTACTTTAGAGCACTACAGGTTACTAAAGCGCTCTTACTCAAGCATTATGTCTGCATACAGGCGTGGCGATGACAGCTTTGATCAGCAGCTAAAAGATTTTGAAGAAATGCTAAATAAGGGTATGAATGCCTTTGAAGGCAGTCAAGACATTATCGAACTAATTGAAAGACGTACAGATATTATTGAAGCCGAACAACGAATGCTACATGCAAAAGCATATACATTAGAAGTTGATCAGGCTTATAGTTTGGTTATGCAAGTACTAGGTGTTGTTAAAGCAAACGTGCGCAGCTCTGATGAATTGTCAGCAATTAAATCAGGTATTGCAAAGTTACTGAAGGTCTACCAAGAAGCAGACGACATAATAGATGCAGAGGTCATAGATGAAACTGTCAATCAACACGAGATCAACTCCTAAAAAATTAAAAAAGTTCGTACGTCCTGATAAGAGTCTAGCCGTAAGTCTATTGGAAGCACTTGAGGAAGAATTAGCTGAGACAATTACAGCTGGAGATTTTGACTCAGGTAAAGCAACTCCTCTTACTGGTGCTGATCTAGATTACACTACATGGCTCAAGACTTATGCTCCTCATGCGGCAAGTAGTAAGCTTGCAGAACATCATAAACGTGCGTGGGACTGGTCTGATGGATTTGCTCCCGGCATGCCCCCACCAGCACTAATTGAATGTTGGTTTCGTGGAGGTGGCAAGAGTACAACAATGGAACTCATCGTTAGCCGTACAGCAGTACGTGCTACAAGGCGATTTGCGTTGTATGTTTGTGCTACACAAGATGCTGCCAATAGGCACGTAAGTGATATTGCCAACGCCATGGAAAAGTGCGGTATTGAAAGAGCCGTAAACCAATATGGTTTTTCACGAGGATGGAATGCAAGCAAGCTACGTACGTCCAATGGATTTAATGTACTTGCGTTTGGATTGGACACAGGCGCTCGCGGTGTTAAGCTTGATCACTTGCGCCCTGACTTTATTATTTTAGACGACATTGACGAATTAGATGATTCTGTAAATAGAGTTGAGGGAAAGATACGAACAATTACTCAAACAATCCTGCCAGCTAAAAGTACAGACTGCGCAATTGTATTTGTTCAGAATGCCATTCATTCCAACAGCGTTATGTCTCGTGTTTTAAGTGGCGAGTTAGATATGTTGCAGAACCGCATACAAAGCAAAGTAGTTCCAGCAATTGAAAACCTGCAGTATGAACCAATAGAAAAAGAAGATGGTCGCATTAGCTGGAAAATCACTGGTGGTACACCAACGTGGGAGCATAAAAACATAGAGGTATGTCAACGTGAAATAGAAGACTTTGGTCTACTTCCGTTTTTACGTGAATGCCAACATGATGTTGGAGTAGGTGGCAGATTCTTTCCTGAGTTTAGAGAATATGGTCCAGAAGGTCAAGCATGGCATGTTGTTGATGCAATTGACATACAGCCATGGTGGAGATTTTGGGGAAGTCATGACTTTGGTACAGGTGCTCCGTCATGTTTTCTATTGTTTGCTTCTGATGAGCGCGAAAACGTTTACGTTATAGATGAGTGGTATGAAGCAGGTCATGTCAGTAGTTCGCAAACTGGCAAGGTTATAGAGTTACTAGAAAAGCACGGACTTGCTAGTCCTCGTGACCTACGCAAACGTGATGGCGCTTGGAACACTAAATTAGAAGCTATTGCTTTTGACTACGCTAATACATTTCCACCATTGAAAGCAGAAGAAAGAATAGGTGAGTATCCTGTTGAGATTTGGTGGGAAAGGGGTCTTGCTGCGGTTCGTGCAGTAAAAGATCGCAAAGCTGGATGGCAACGGTGCAAGGAATTATTAATTGATACAGAGGTAGTTGATAAAACCATTCGACCAAAGCTACGGATTTTAAGAAGAAATTGTCCTAATTTAATTAAGCAGTTAAATGACACTATGGCTTCACCAAAAGATCTAGACGAAATTGACAACGGCACAAAACATGATCACGCTATTGATAGTTTCAGATATGGAGCAATGTGGCGCATGAATCCAGTAAGATGCCCTGAAGTTGATGGAAAAAGTGATGTTACAGGACCGCGTAACTTACCATTGTGGTTAACTAACAAAAAGAGGGATGATTACTTATAATGCCGTTATGGTTTTTATTAATTGCATGTGTGTTTATGATAGCCGTGACTGTATGGTGTTATGTCATGTATAACCTCGTACGGGATTTAAAATACGAGCGCATTATACGTACTGTTGAGAAGATGGAGAATTGGTTATGAGTATGCCACCTATGGATCCTAATGCACCTCAAGGCCCACCGCAGCCAATTGATCCACGCATCATTCAGCGTATGCTACCAATGGCTATGCGCCCAAACAACGTCCGTGTGATGTCATTTAAGAAGCCATCAAATGCGGGAACGATAGGATCTCAGCCATTAAAAAATCCTACATTACAAGATCCAGATAACTTAAAAATCGATCAAGAAAAAAAAGATTGGAAAGTTTCTCCCAAAGATCAACCTGAAGAAGCACGTCGAATTAATGACTTTGTTAAAACGCAATTTGACACTGCTTATCGTGCTCGTTCCGAAATGGAAATCGAGTGGGCAATGGCAACGGCGTTTTTTGAAGGACGGCAATGGTTTAGGATTAATAGCCAGACGCGCAATTTAGTTCAATTGCAAAATCCAAATGAACCTAATCGTTACATGACGGTTAATAAGATACGTCCATTAATTGACGGCGTTGTAGGTAAATTGACGCAATGTAGTCCAGATGCAGACGCCGTGCCATTAAGTGAAAACCCACAGGATATTGCTGCAGCTGATGAAGCAAACTATTTAGTTAGTCATTACAACCGCAAGTTTAAACGTGAGACGCAATTAAAAGAACGTGTGCGATGGGCATGTGTAACTGGAACTAGTTTTGTCAAGATTTTTTGGGATGCACGTAAAACACAGATTGTCCCCCAGTTTGCTTCTGATGGGCAGCAAGTAATTGGACACAAAGAACTAGCTGTTGGTGACGTTGTTGAGCAAATTATCCCGTGCTTTGACGTTTACATGGACCCGTCTGCTAAACGTGACGATGAAGTACGCTGGATGATACATGCC